GTCGTGGTGGATCAAGAGGTGGTGGTCGTCGTGGTGGATCTAGAGGTGGTGGTCGCCGCGGTGGATCTAGAGGGATGTCTAGAGGTGGTGGATCTAGAGGGATGTCCAGAGGTGGTCGCCGCGGTGGATCCAGAGGTGGTCGCCGCGGTGGATCCAGAGGTTATCGTAGAGGACGATCACACTCGGTTGGTAGATACGGTGGTTATCGTGGAAGAAGACGGCGACGTGGACGTTATTACGGTGGGAGTTATTATGGTGGATATGGTGGATATGGTGGTTATGGTGGATACGGTTATTATCCGTACTACTATGGCTACTATCCCTATTATGGCCTGGATGACTACTACTACGACCCTTATCAGTCTGACCTTTATCCGACAGAACCGGTTGTTACAGACAGTGTGCAGCCTGTAGTTGTGGTACAGAAAGAACCTGCTAAAGAGCCTGTTAAAGAGCCGACTAAGAAGGTGGTAAACGTGTACCAGAACACTATTTATGCATTATTGTTCTTAACTCTCCTTCTGGTTATCTTTTTTAGTCTGCGTCGCTAAGTTTTAAAAATATTACATAAAAGTTATGTGATACAGTAAGGTAATTATATCAAAAAATGTTCCGATTTATAATGCATGGAGAAAAAGATAAGTATCTTCCACCTGTTAACGAAGGTGGCAAGCTGAAATTTAACGGATATGAGAAACATGGTGTGTATCCAGATGCGCCGTATGAACTTGATTCTAGTAAAGATCATAAACGAAGCCATTCTGATGCATTATCATCAGATATGCAACCATCTGGCACCGTACCAAGCACTACTAGACTTAACCCATGGTGTTTACAGCAGAGTACCTCACAAAAAGGTTCATATGGCGCTACCAGTGCAACAGGATCAATTGGAGCTACAGGAGCAACAGGATCAATTGGAGCTACCGGTACAACAAGACTGTCTGGGGCTACATGTAATTCCGATATGCAACCATCCGGCATTGCACCAAATCTTCGTAAACTAACAGAGACGGACTACTTTATCCATGTAGACCCATTCAAGCATCCTTCATGTTGCCCTCAAGAAGGGTTTCAGGGCGGTTATTATTGTATGGACCCAGGGCGTTATCAACCGTCTGCCACCATACCAAATCATCCAGACTCACTCCACACAACCAACAAACGTAATCATCAAGACACAGTACCAGACACACTCACCACCACCCAATTAAAGAAACAGAAGACGTAACCTACAAGTTATCTACATACACTCTTTTTTATCGTGTTTAACAAACCGACTTTTATATCATCTACCTGTATAGCAGAAACTATGGCAGGTGGAATACTGGAACTCTCCACCTACGGGGCCCAGGATCTTTTCCTGACCGGAGATCCACATATAACATTTTTTAAGACCGTCTATCGGCGCTACACCAACTTCTCCATGGAGTCGGTCAGGGTCAACTTTGACGACTCGGTAGGTTTTGGAACAACCAGCACGCTAACCGTACCGAAGACAGGCGACCTGGCACACCGTATGTACCTGGAGATAATACTACCCTACGTAGACCTGAAAAGACAGCTACCAGACGACGATCTCAAAGAGGAACTGGACCAGGCGATAGAAGACCTGATAACTGTAAAAAGGTTCATGAAGATAAACTGCCAAGCCTACGCAGCATCACAAGAGGTTTTAGAGGCGCACAACAGTAATGCATCCCAGATAATAAGATCAGTCAACCGTATCTTTAATAAAGAGTGTAATCAGCACATTGTATCAGACTTCCAACATCTGCTTAACAACTGCAACGTTGATACACCATTCAACTACGACGAGCTTTCAATCAAGGCTCTACTAGACGTTCTTGAAGACAACAACCAGCTGGACAGTCTAACCATAGTGACAGACTCAGTAAGATCAGCTGTCAACAAGTCAACTAAGACCCAGAAACTTTTTGCCGAAAAGGTTAAACTAATGAAGGCTGCACACGAAGATCGGATAAACAAGAACATCAAGTTTGCCTGGGTTGATCGTGTTGGCCACTCTATTATTGACAAAGTGGAAATACGAATAGGTGGCGACCGTATTGATCGTCATCATGGCGAGTTTATGAACGTCTGGTATGAACTTACAGCTAATCGTGACAAACAGGACACCTACTTCTCTATGATAGGTAATGTTGATGAACTGACCTCTTTTGATCGCACAGCCAAACCCAAGTACAGACTCACCATACCGATGAACTTCTGGTTCAACAGACACACCGGCTCGTCTGTACCACTTATCGCACTGGAGTACCACGATATAACCGTGCATGTTAAGTTTAGAAACTTTGAGGATGTGTCGTACATTGAGCCAGATACTAAGATTACTACTGATGCCGATGCCGAGTGTGACGATCTCTACTTAGACGAGGTACCTGAGATACTAGGTCTAGATTTAGAGGCGTCCATGTTGATAGACTACATATACCTTGACGGATTGGAACGTCGTAGATTCGCCCAGTCTGCCCACGAGTACCTTATTGAACAGGTACAACGTGTAGTAATCAAGTCAACAGACCTACCAAAACAGCAACTTAAACTGGAAAACTTTGTTCATCCTTCTAAAGAGCTCATCTGGCTCACTCAAAAAACCAGATACACGGAGAACCCTGACGGTACCAACAGGAACAGATGGGACAACTACAGCCTAACCGACGACAACAGACTGAACCCGGTAGCGTTTTCAAGTATGGACTTCCACGGATACACCAGGGTGCCTAGACAGGACGGCAACTATTTTAACTACGTCCAACCTTATCAGAGCCACTACACCACCCCGTCTGACGGTATCAACATGTACACCTTCTCGCTCTTTCCCGAGGAGTACCAACCCTCGGCGTCTGCTAACTTCAGCAGGTTGTCTAGAGTTTTGTTGTCGCTTGAGTTGGACGACAGACTGGATGAACCTTTCAACATCAGTGTGTATACTCGCAATACCAACATCCTACGATTCCTTTCTGGTTATGCTGCACTGGCTTTCCATTTCACATAAACATAAAAATTGAAATTTGAAGTGTTAATACGATTTATTACTGTTGTACTGAACAAACAAACAACCAACCAAACAACCAACATAATCATGTCCTCCAACCTCGCCGCCGCAATTGAAGCTAGTAAACAGACACACCTCGCAGAGAAGAAGAAACGTGAACAGTCCAACCGTAAGGTGATTGAGGCCAGCAAACAGACCGCCCGCGACGAGGCGACCGCGAGAAGTCTGACCATATCCACACCTGAGCAGGAGAATGTGGCCACCGCGGTAAACGACAGCCTGGATGATCTGAACAACATCGCCATGGCTACTGCTAGCGATCTTGGTCATTGTGCAGACAACAGTTCTACTACCTCGGTCACCCCCAGTGTTGATGATCTGAACAACCTGCAGATACAGACAGCGCTTCACGAGGCGGCCTTGTCTGCTGCTGCTGAGAAGAAGCAGGAGCAGATACGCAACCGCAACATGTTGACCGTGGTTAACTGGCGGCAGAAGCAGCATCAACATGAGCATGACACTCTGATAGCTGCACTGGCGGCAAGCATAGAAACTGAGGAAGCAGCAGTTGAGGAACGGTTGGCTTTTGCACGGTACCTTCACGCGGTAGACAAGGCGAAGAAGCGGGTCCGGTTTGCTGAGGAAGACGAGTATGATGAGTATGATGAGCACGACGACTCAGATGATGCATATGATGAGCACAAGCACGACGACTCGGACGACGACTTAGTTGACTCACTAGTTGACTCACCAGTTGACTCACCAGTTGACCCCTCAGTTGACCCACCAGTTGACCCCTCAGTTGACTCACCAGTTGACCCACCAGTTGACCCACCAGTTGACACCTACGACGACGTGTTCGCACTATTACAATGACCACTTTTTGTACATCTGTTCTTCTTTATCCACGTTTTTATCTCTTTATCATGTCCCACACATATAGTCTTTTTCCTACCACTTTACTAGTATGACAGCCGGCTATCTCCAACTGGTAGCCAAAGGCGCCCAGGACCTGTGGCTGACCAATGATCCAGAAATAACGATGTTCAAGACTGTTTACCGCCGACACACACTTTTCTCTAAATGTGAGCTAGACATGCATTTTACAGGCACCCCAGACTTCGGCAACACTGTTCAGTGCAAGATTCAAAACCTCGGTGACCTCTTGCACAGGCTCTTCTTGACAACCAAGCTACCAGCAGTAGAGATGACGATAAAACCTATGACCTGTAGACAGATTAGAGACGTCTTGTACGACGACTACAACATAACATGGACCAACTACGACACCAAGTTGGACACCAGTAGATACAACAACACAACCCACCAAAAGGTCGTCCCGGTTGTTCTCCAACACAAGGCTAAACTAGAAGCACAACTTAATCTTCTTAACAACCTACCTGTCAACATGTCTAAACAAGACACGATCAGAGCAGTGTTAGATCAACATCAGCTTCTATCAATATACGACCATATAACAACACTCATCGCATCAACACCAGACCAACCACTAACCAACGCCGACATCATAGTAAACACACTCAATAAACCCCCACTAACATCCACAGCCAAGTCCAACCGAGAGTACATTGACTATCAAGATCCTGACACCGACCAACATCTGGACATCTACAAACTGAACCGGCTCTACAACAACACAGACACCGCCACCGACGCGCATCTTAGCAGTATTGATCTTCTGAAAAAACTAATAACCACCAAAGACGAACCACACCACATGTTCATCTTCTACGACCAGACCAGCGACACCTACGTGGTCAGCCCTCTGGTTAACCACAAGATCTCCCAACACAAAGACCCGCTTCAGCAACAGTTAGAGTGCACCACTGATCACCCGTTTAACCAGCACGTACAGAAGCATCTTAAAATCTTCCACAAGACCTGTCAAAAATGGATCAATCAGGAAGACAACAAGGCTGCAATACAAGAGATAAAACTAACCACTAAACTAAACGACACACCCTATCAGTTAAATTTAGACTTGGCTGAAAAGCTGCTCTCATGTATAGGTGATAAAGACGACACTTTAGTTAAACACATCAACCAGACGACCACCAACATACGTACCGCATTTAATAAACGATGTACAATAGACACTAAACACGAGTCTTACATGTACATCGCTCTTAACAGTCAAGAATTAGACTCCGACTTTGTGATCAACAGCTACTACGATGTTGTGAAATCCCACACGACTTTACACACTTTATCATCTAAACTAACAGACACAATTACCAACTACTGCAACACCAACACTACATACATCTTCTGGAGAAACTTAGAACTTGTACATACAACAGCCTACCAAACCTTCATCAACAACGTTCTTAACCCGGACAAAGTAAGAGAGATATCTGGCTCTGAACTGGCTTACTACACAGCCAATCCACAAATCTGTCTTAACAGAGTCCTCCAAAACTGGCACACGTCGTTGAACACTAAAACCGACATATCCCTACCGACCCACGAGTTCTACTACGAGACAACATCACAGATATCTGCCTACCTGGCCGACAGCTACGACACAGCACTACCACCCGACACACCTCACACCCCGATGGACGTTATCAGCAGTATAAATACCGACATGTTCAGCCATCTCACCTCCAGATCACTCTACGCTGACAAATCCAAGATAGACTCATCATACAACAGTTTCACCAAAACGTCCGACGTCTACCACTACCTGCAAGATCTTATCATCAACACCACCTTTCTCAAAGACCTGACCCACCACACTACTGAGTCTCTACAAGACCATCTACAAAAGACCACCGACAAGCTACACATAGACATACTCAACCTGACCGATTATTCAACTTCAACATCACAACACCATACCGGCCTCATATCCAAACTGGCTCGTGCAGCTGCCTGTACCGAAGAACAACAACTGAGCGACTTTGCCTGGATTGAACACATCGGTCACTTCTTGATAGAGTACGTATCGGTAAGAATCAACGACCAGGAGATAGACCGACACACAGGTGAGTGGCTTCATCTTCTTCACCAGAGAACCAAAAAAGACACTAAAGAGAGAGGTTACAACAAACTGATCGGCAACGTACCTGAACTGACCACCTACAACAGCAGACCTAAACCAGAGTACTATCTTACCACCCCACTAAAATTCTGGTTCTGCAAGTACCTGGGTGAGTCTCTTCCACTGGTTGCCCTGCTGCACAGCGAGGTTGTAGTAACAGTGAAGTACCGTAGTTTTAAAGAGGTGGCCTACTACGACAAGTTTGCCAGTTTTAACAAGAGACCTAAACTGGAAGCAAGCATGCTGGGCGAGTTTGTTTATGTTGATTTTGAAGAACGAGAACGGATAGCTAACAACAACCTGGAGTACATGATAGACCAGGTGAACTACAACGGGGATGTTTTAATTACCGACAACGTACAGAGACTCTCTGGTGAATGCGATGAAGACACTGCTTGTGACCCAGGTTATCTCGTTACAACAGTAGAAGAGAGGCTCTACTACGAGAACAGTTGTAAAGGGATAACCTGGGTCATGCAGAGATCAGACTTTGTTGACGGCTCTCTTAACAACGGTCAGATGCTCTACCACAACTACTCTTTTGACTTAGAAAACAGGACCAACCCTGCTGACAGCGCCAAGATAAGATTCAGCGGCAGTGATCGTGAACTTTACAAGAAGATCAACTACTACAACTACGTGGAACCGGATAAACACAACTACAGTACACCGTCAGCAGGCATCAACAGCTACTTTTTTGCTTATCATCCTGACGACAATCAGCCTAGTGGTGCAGCTAACCTGTCCTCTTACGATGACGTATCTGTAGTGGTCAGACTGAACAATAAAACCAGAGAACTTTTAGAAGACAAGAGTAAAAGGGTGCACTTGAGATGGGGTATCTATGTGCATCGGATAAACATGTTACGAATTGCTGGTGGGTTGGCTGGGTTAACTTTTTTTTAGAAAAATTGATACAAAATAACCGCCTACAACAACTACACCATACTATTAACCAACACCATGACATCAGTTCTAGAGATCGCACTCAAACACAACGACAGATGTATCACCTGGATGCACAACGATACACTGATCGCTGATGACATACCGTACATGTTGATGAGAGTATTAAGAGTCTTCCGAGAGTATGACACAAAAGACGACATGTTTGAGGTCACCACAACAGCCATCACTGTAGAGGCATCCAAACTTCTAGCAGAGTGGATTACAACTTGTGGGTTAAGTGAATCAAGTAGAACTAAATGGAATGACCAATACACTTACAACATACTTGCACTACTGGATGCAGCTAACTACTACTATCTGGATGAAAAACTCTTTGACATGATATCAGATGTCAAAGATCAGTATAAAGCTTGGGAGGTGGTAAATGTAATGTGTAAAAAATATCCAGAAGACTACTTGGATGCGTGGTACAACAAACTTTACGACAACGCGGTTAGCTACATTTATGAAAATGAGAGATGTTGGTATTTACACTTGTGCAATAGTAGCACTATTAATTCACCTAGAGGCGAACAGTTGATGACTAAACTTGTAAAATCAGACAAACGAGTTACATTCACTGGTATGACATGCGGTGCAGAAATAATGCAATGTTTAAAAGACAAAGACGACCTTGACAAGAAGTTTTTAATAAGAATGGCTAAGAGTTATGAAAAAGACTATCCTAATGTGTCTAATGCAACTTACTGGTTGTTTAAAAATAATGATATTGATGAAAAGTTGCTAGAATCTAGGTACCTCTATAAAGGTGTACATCATAAAGTACTTTTTTTCAACTCTGATAATCATGTTTTTATAAAATATACTGATGTTCACACACTAACATTTGAACTACGACTTAATTCTGAATACAACGCTGTTAAACTGAAGTTTAGTCTGTATCTGGTCTACACACAAGGAGACAATACACAAGAAGATAATATCTACATAACTGGCGAGAAGCTGACCACACACAGTTGTACTTTGCTAGCCAATGATTTTAATCGCAACAGAAACCATTTAATAGATCTTAACAGCTTTGAGAAGTACAAACACGCAACTTATCGTAAATGTTTGAAGATGGTTGTTGAAGAGTGTGAGGATGTGACAGTTGACTACTAATTTATTAAAAATTGATACGATAACAACCTAACTACATCAACTACTGCACTAACAATCAGTCAATATGAACCCTTTTATAAAAATCGCACTTGAACACAACGACAGATGCATCACCTGGATGCACAACGATACACTGGTTGCAGACAACATACCGTACATGTTTATGATGGTTTTGGACGTCTTCCGAGAGTATGACACAAAAGACGACATGTTTGAGGTCAACACAACCGCCATCTCTGTGGAGACATCTAAACTTTTAGCAGAGTGGATCTTGTCAACCGGTGACAATGAACGAAATCAAAAAAACTTCAGTTATGAGTACAACATACTGATGCTACTGGATGCAGCCAACTACTACTGTCTGGACAAAAAGCTCTTTGACAAGCTGACAACTGTTAACGAGTACAAAGCATGGAAGGTGGTAAACGATTTATGTGCTAAATATCCGGAAGACTATCTGGATGCATGGTACGTAAAGATTTACGACAACGCGGTCAACTACATTTATGTAAAGATTAGTTGTTGGGATCTGAATATGTGTGACCACACTACGATGGAGTCACCTAGAGGTCAAAAGTTGATGATCGCCCTGGTAAAATCCGATAAACCGGTTAATTACGACGGCACCACCTGTGGACGATTCGTAATGGACAGTTTGTTGAAAAAAGATAAAGGCGATCTTAGCAAGGAGTTTTTAGTAACAGTTGCCAAGAGTTATGAGAAGGCGTATCCAGACGTGTCACTCACCACTTATCACCTATTTAAGAAGAATGAGATTGATGAGGAGATAGTGGAATCACATATTGTGTCTGTTGGTTCAGGATGTATAAAATTTTACAACTCGTGCAACAATGTACAGTTCTTATACCAAAATAATTCATTAGTATTATCTTTACTCGTGCATGATAGGAAGTACATGAAATGCAAAGTTAAATTTAGTCTTTACACTGTTCATACTGTGGATGATAAGTTTGTTAACGATAGTAAAATAGACACATGTGAACATATTTTGTGTCCTCATGATGTTTTTGTAATTAATTTAAATGAGTATGAAGCATGGAAGACGTCAACAGATACGCGTTATTTAAGACTGGTGGTTGAAGAGTGTGAGGATGTGGCTGTTGATCATTAGTTTATCAAGTCTCACCCCACCTACTTTTTATAACATCCAATGTTATAAAAAGCCGAATGGCAGCTGGACTGATCCAACTGGTTGCACGTGGCATTCAGGACAAGTACCTGGTGTCTGATCCAGAAATAACATTTTTCAAGGTAGTTTATCGCAGACATACCAACTTTTCTTTAGAACCTATAAAGCACCTTTTCACTGATAAGCCTGAGTTTGGCAAAAAGGTCACCTGTACCGTATCTAAGCAGTCCGATTTGATCAGAAAGATGCACCTGGTAGTCACACTACCCAGTATCCCCAAGTTTAAAAACACCGACGGCACCGAAGACACTGTTAAAAAAGTGGCCTGGGTAAGACGTGTTGGGTTTGCGATTATAAAAGAGGTGGAGATTGAAGTAGGTAACGAGATAATAGACAAGCAGTACGGTGAATGGCTGCACATATGGTACGAGTTGACCCAGCGTGACAACAAAGACCTCAGTGTGATACTTGGTGACGTCCCCAGACTGACCGAGTACACCAACGGCAAGTCAGAGTACAAACTTTTCATCCCGCTACAGTTCTGGTTTAACAGACACGCCGGTGTTGCGTTACCAACTGCAGCATTAGAGCACAACCAGGTCAAGATTCATCTGGAACTAACAGCACTTGACAAACTCTTGCTGGCAACACCGACCCACTACATAGAGGTGGAAGACGATCTGATCAGTCTTACCAGCGGTGAGTACATAGAACAACAGGACGGCAACAACCTTGTGCAGGCCAGGTTTATCCACTTTGACTCTGCCAAGAAGCGGCTTTATTTACAACGAATGTCAGACTTCTCTTTTAACGGTAAGTCTACTAAAGCACACCAAAGAGAGATAAAAGGTTTAACCAGCAGTTTTACTGTAACCATTAAAGAGTCGGCCTGTGAGAAGAAGGTTCGTAACCGTTCAGTGGATCTGACCAGTCTGCAGATCAAAGACGCCTACCTTTTGGTGGAGCATGTTTATTTAGATATTGACGAACGCGTACGACTGACAGAAGGCAATCACGAGTACCTGGTAGAGCAGTTGCAGTTTAACGGTGATCAGACTGTTGACGGCCTGCATCAGATGTTTAAACTGGGTTTTACCGGACCCACTAAAGAGCTCTTCTGGGTGACCCAACTGGACTCAGCCAATAGACTCAACCAGACTTTTAATTATACCGACAGCCTGATAAACTACGGCGACGGTACAACTGAGGAGTTTTACGAGTGTACCACTGAAGAGAAACAGTTGAGCTGTTGTACAAGTTACAAGACTGTGAGAAAAGGCAAAGATCTTATCAAGAATGCCACTGTACTGTTTAACGGACAAGAGAGACTGTCTGAACGTGACAGCTGTTATTTTGGCAAGATTCAGCCTTATCAACACCACACTAACACGCCGGCTACAGGCATCAACAGTTACTCGTTCAGTGTGCATCCTGAAGAACAACAACCTTCTGGTACAGCCAATCTGACCAAAGTAGAGGACGTCAGGTTGAAGATAGAGGTGAAAGGTGTTAATGCAAAACGGAAAGCGAAGATCAGGATATACAGTGTTAGTTTGAACACTTTAAGGGTGTCTACCGGGATAAGCGGGTTGGTGTTTGCAACTGAGCGGGGGTAATGTTCCAGATAATAACATTTTACCGGTAGTGTCAGTCATAATTCATCGTCTGTATCATTACCTTTTTACACTAGAATGAGATGGTCGTGTTTGCCATCGGTTAATGCCAAGTATCTACTTTTGTGTATAGTCAGTTTTAGAATTTGACATACTTATAATATTAATTAAGACATGTATTACTTATACATTTACCTGTTGACAACATTCTGAAGGATTAGTTGTAACAGATATTTCACGGCAATCAATACTCACCTTTGTTACATTTAATACAAAAGATGCACAAGATGACCCACAATTAAATGTTCCTAAAAAAGGATAATGATGAAGCTCACTGCTGTTGGGATTAGATGATGTACCATGGAAAAATGATTTTGATACAACTTGTCCGTCAATATTTTTAGAACCTGTCTTAACTATTTCTGCACCGGTTGCAAGAATAGAACCTTGAAAACTATCTGTTATTCCAAAGATGTTTACTTTAGTTACTGTATTTTTAATATTAAATAATAAATATGGATATGATATATTAGACAATCCTACAGTTTCAAGAATCCAATTTATTTCACCGGGTATTGGATTAACTATCGGTTCCAATACATTAATTACTAAAGGAGAACTTGCAGATGGTTGTGCATTAAATACAAGTTTAGTATATTGATCAGATGTAATAGTTATAGAATTTGTGCCATTTATTAAACTATTAATAGTACCTTCTGTTGGTTTTGCTATATCTTGAACAGTTATTGTTACATTATCTGGGCATAAACATAAATTATCAGAATTAGATGCCATATTTTGAAATGTAGAAGTAAAATTTATAGGTGATAAACATATTGCATGGCGAAGATTTGGTACAGGACATGCTGGTACAACTGCACCAGTAAAGCTTTGTACTGCTTGTGTTAATTCTATGTAACGTTGTAAATTATCATAATTACTTCCTCCGTCAGAAAGTCTTGCATTTTTGCACACATTATTTTGATCACTATGGTACTCTTCATCTAATATCGCATATCCTGAAGGGGGAGAACCTGATTTAGAACCGATTCTTACAAATGCTTCTATATTTGGACCAACCTTTGAAGTTAATTGTTTAGTGTTATCAAACAATATACGCCCACCTACTACAAGATGTGTTTGAAAGTGTTTCGGTGTCATACTTGTAGAAGTTGGATCTCCAGGCAATGAATATGACCAGTTTGGATCTGGGTTGAGTGATACATCATAGTTTGAATCATTTATGTAAAAATCACCACCTATTGCTAAGGGTCCCTCAGAATGTTCATTATATGCATGAAAATCTTCATGTGTAAATACGTTAAATCCTAATGAATCAGATAATGGATTAATTGAACCAGAAGATCCAGAATATGAATATTTACCAGTCCATACAATATGATTACCCATATTAATATTTGATACATTAATGCCTTTTATTGCAGTTTGTCCTGATATTGATGTGTCTGTATTTACAGTATCAAAATTAAGAACTTGCACTTCTGATACATATGTTGAATCTGGATGCAAATAAGTGAACTCAAATTCAAATAATCCTGTTTTTATTAAATCTGACGTAACTACTTGTACAGATACACAAATTAAATTATTTACAGCATCATAACTGGTAATACATTGAAATAATATATCAGGTGCAGATGTTGCTATTACACATTCAGGACTCCACCCACCAGCTAATCTTGGAGTAAATATACGACAATTTTTAATATCAAATAATAACTGACAACATTCATCAGGAACTATTACTTTACATTTGCATAGTTCCATTGTGTTATCAAAATACACCTTTATCAAATCCCAGGGATTCTCCGCATTTGCCCAAAACCAAAATGGTTTTTCTGGTTGTTGTGACAGTTCTTCTAATAAGTGACTTTCATTAACATAAAATATTTTACCAGTACTGATTGTACTTGGTTCTTTACAATTTAATACGATATCGCCTGGATTGGAACCTACGGGCCCGGTAGCACCTGATATCTCTGTTGTCACCCATCCTTTATAACAAACATTTATTTTTAACTCGCAGCAGGGACCTGTTGCCCCCATTGCACCTGTAGCACCTGTAGCCCCAGTTAATCCTGTAGCACCTGTAGCTCCTGTAGCTCCAGTCAATCCTGTAGCACCTGTAGCTCAGTATCCTGTAGCACCTGTAGCT